GCGTCCGCGTAAGCCTTGCCGCTCAACGCTCCAGCCCCGAGCTTCGCAAGCCCCTGCGTCCACGACGGGGCGACGTAGTGACCGGACACCATCTGCCCTTGGTCGGGCTGCAATCCCTGCTGCTGCAACGCCTGTGCGTAGCGCATCTGCTGGCGAATGCCTTCCTCTTCCGCCGCGTAAGGCGACGAGATGAAGTTATAGCCGGCCATTAGTGGATCATCCCGTAATTGACCATCGCGTAGCCCTCATCCTGTATCACGGCATCGGGGAACAGGTCTGCAACTTCGTCCGCCATCACGCCGACTGCCGGACTGCCGTCGAGGTAGTCGAAGCGATAGACCGGGAGGCCGGAAGGCAGTTCGCCAATGCGCTCGATGTTCTGTTTCACACGGCGGTCTGAAGCGAAGATTGCCGGGTTCGACAGGGCCGCACCGCCAAGGCTGAACAGTCCGTTCATGAAGTTGGAACTGCCGGCCTGCTGCGCGTTGTAGCTGCCCAAGGCCGCGTTGTACTGCTGCCCAGCGGCGCCCAACAGGTCCGGGCCGGTCGTCGTCTGCTGCTGACCGGGGGCGCTGAAGGACGGCATCTGGACCTGCGTCCCTGAGCGAAGGGCGTTGATCATGTTCAGCGGCTCATTACGGGCAAAACTCTGCTCCTGTATCGCCTGCTGTCGCGCTTGGTCGCCGTAGTTGAAGCCCTGCAAGGCGGCCTGTAGGCGTGCATCGGTCTTCGCCCGGTTCATCTGGTCAAGCGCGCTGTTCTCGGCCGCTGAACCTTGGGTGATGCCCTGATTGATGAGCCTGGAACGTAGCGACTCTTCATCGCGCGCAAACTGCGGCTCAAGTCGGGCAAGGAGCGCGTCCTGCGCAGTCTGGCCGGCGTTGATGTTCCTTCCCGGAAGGTTGTTCCAGTCGAACGGCTTGTTCAGCGTGTTCTGAACGTACCCGAGACCGCCCTCGGCGACGTTGTTTAGGGACTGGTTGATTCTCTGGGACTGGTCGAACTGGCTCTGACCTTGGGGGGTCAGGCTGATGTCTGAACGCCAATGGTCCTGGTTCCCACCCACGCCGGGCGTGTACTTGATAGACCCGAGCGGCGTGTACTGGTCGATGCGGTTTGCGGTCGCGGCGATACGTGCGGCTTCGGCATTTCCCGCAGCCGTTTGAATAGCCGCCGAGGTGTAATCCGGGGCCGGGGGTGGATCTGACTTACCGCCCATATCGTTCCTCCAAGGCCGTATAGGCCGACGTATCGAAAGTCATGATCACAAGGTCCCCATTCTTCGCCGCATCGGTAAGCCGGCATTGCTCGACAAACCCTAGACGTTTATTCAGGGCTAAGGCTTTTTCGTTGTCGCTGTCCACAATGGCAATAGCGGTCCGAATCTGGCACTGCACGAAGCCGTACCTGAAGACCGCGAGCACAAATCCCCGCGCCAACCGCTCAACGGCGAGATGCGCCACAATTGAGCGTCGAAGAACGTACTTTTCAAACATGCACCCGGCGACAAGTTCTCCACCGGATTCCCAACCCACGGCCGCTTCATGGACTCCCGTCCATACCCCGCCGACGCGCTCAGTAACCCAATTCCCTACCCGCGCTTGGTCGAGGCATATCAAATCCCGCTCCCCTGAGAGAACAGGAAGTCAGTAGCCGCCCATGAGAATTGCGCAGTCTTTGTGGCAATCTTCAAATGCCCAGCACCGGCAAAGCCCAGTCCACCCACGGTCTGCCAGTCCTTCGATATGTACTGGTCGCCACCCCATACAGCCGCATCCCATACGGAAGAGTCCCAGATGCCCGCAGTAGACGGGGGAAAGCTCAGGGAGCCCGTAGGCGGCGTTTCGTCAAAGTCCACATTCACGCCGAACAGGACGCCGATCGAAGCCGTATCAATCGAGATAATCGGGCGGGCCAACTGGTACTGCTTCAGATTCTGCGTGCCCATGTAGGAGAACGCCTGAAGCACTTCGCCGTTGATGTTCTGCCCCGTCGCGTCACCCGCGAAGTAATCAGAGACGCCAGTCCACGCCTGAAAGACAATCCCATTACCACCAAAATACAGGCTGCCGTCCTGCTCGCACCAAGCGTTGCCGTTCATGCCTTCCCAATAGGCCCAAGCGCCCGTCTGTGTGTTCATGGCGTATTGGATTGAACCGGTGGCGCTGTTCGGCACGTTCAGTATCAGGATGTTCTGACGGGCCAATACAACCGACTGCCAGCCAAAGACGGTCGCGTACTGCGTCACCAGATTCGTGATGGCGGTCTGAATCTTGTCACTGATGGCCGTTTTACTCGCGACCTTGCTGGAGATGAGTGACTTCGACAGCTGAATGATGCCGTCCTCGCAAATCACCAGCAGGTCAGACCCGAACTGAATGCCGCAGCGCCTTCCGATAGGTCTACCGATAGCGAATATCCCGACCAGCACCCAATCCGCAGCGGTGCCGGGGTCGATGCCGCGATATATAAGGACTTCGCCCTCAGACGTGATGAATACCGCGTGGTCGTCCAGCCCATACCCGGAATCCAGCGTCCATGAATACATCGCCATCAGATACCCGCCCTTCACGCAGAGGGAGGTCAGGTCGAACGAAACAGCGGCACCGCCCACCACATCAACCGGCAGATACCAGAAGCGGAGCGAATTCTTCTCAACAAAGAACAAGCGTTGCGCGTGCGCGTTGACGTGAATCAGGCTCGTCGTTGCGATGCCTGTAATCGCAATGGGAGCACTGACAGCCGTGACGGCCTGCCAAGTCGTCCCGTTGTACAGTTGCGCGGAGTCCGTCCCGTTCACCATGTACAGGTACTGTAGGGCGGCGGTCGCGAAGTTGATGTGCTGCCATTTACCAGAGGTCTGGCCAGTCACAACAGCAGCCCCAACAGCGCCGGCAGTCGATACGTCGAAGATGTCTGCCGCCGTCGCGGCGTACAACTCGCTTCCGGTCGCGCTGTTGTAGTCCACCACGGCTTCGACCTGCGCGCCCAATCCTGTGGCGTGCGCGATATGGCCTTTCCTGAGCATGACCTTATCCGGGAGGGGGAACATATTGGTCATGATGGCGGCATCCTCTGCCGGCATATCCGCAATGCTGTCCCGCACGTTCAACCCACCCACCGGGGCCGGCATGTGCTTCATGGATGCCTTGCGTTGGCGCGTCAGTCGCGCCTGGGGCATCCTCATGCGTTCCACGAACCGGACGGGACGACCACAAACGGCTGAATATCGTATAGCACCCCGCCCATATTCAGGACCGGCTTGCTGGCGTCCCTGCCAAGCGCATCCGCGACCATGCGCTCATACTTCGCGTAGTCCTCGGCGTAGTCCAAGCCCTTCCCCTGCTTCCAGCGCCAGATGATGCCGAGCTTCATGATTTGCTCATCAAGCAACGAGACATCATCGTCAGCGGTGAACGACTCTTTTGGCGTCGCTCCCGTCGAATCGGTACACCACGCTTTAGTGATGTACGCGAACGTACAAGCGTCCCCGGCAGAGGGCGTCGGGACAAAGACGATATCCCCATCGAAGATGATGTACTGATACCACGGCCCAATCGCGAACATGGCGACCTGCTGCTGATACTCCTGAATGCTCATCGGCCCGAAGAGGGGGCGACGCAGCGTGGTGTCCCAGAAGGAGTTATTGACCATGTAATCGAAGTTAGGGGCCACCGTGTCCAGCTGGGTCTGAACAGGGGTTGCAACGGTCGTGAAGTTCGCCGTTCTTAACAGCGCCTGCCACTGGCCCCGCTTCGCGAGTTCTACGCCTTCCTCGTTCGCAATCTCAAGTAGCTGCAACACCGTGTCATTCGTTGACGTGGCTACAGCATTGGGGACCGGCAGATTGACGCCCGGCGCCCTACAGGACTGCTGAATGAGGGTGAGGAGAGACATTAGGCCGCCTCAGACTTCGGAGGACGACCGGGGCCGCGCTTTTCCATCGCCTTGGCGATGGCGGCCGCAATCTTGTCGTCGATGTCGCTGGACTCTTCCGGCTTCTCGGAGATGAGCCGCTTCACGGTCGCTTCAAGGTCGGCGTGCTTGGCCTGCATCTCGGAGAGCGACTGACGAAGCGCGGCATTCTCTTCCGCCGCCTTGCCGTTGTGGTAGTTCTCCAGCATCTTGGCTGCTTTGATTTTCAGCCCACGCCCGCCGGGGCCCATGCGGCCGATGGCCTGCTCGTTGGCTTCCGACAACTGCTCAAGCGTGTAGATGTCCACCGCTTTGCAGATGAGGATTTCCGCAGGAGAAAAGGCCGGGAATGCTTTGAGGGACATGCCCTCTTCGGGGACTTCTTCGCCCCGCTTGAACATCTCGAACATGACTTTCGCTTTGTCATGCCAAGTCGCGTACATCGCGGCGTTCTGGTCGAAGCCGCTGCGGTCATGGCCTTTGTGGGCCAG